TAAGATAATCGCCAACGCTTACATTACTTGCATCAGCTAATGCATAGGTCACATTCCACACTCCATCCCCTCCATTAGCACTAACAACACTATTGATAGTCGCTTGAATCGGGTCTGCACCTTTGACAGTTAATAAAGCATGGTCTTTTGTGTATTTAGCAATGTAATCTGAATTAAAAGTATATGTCGATGTCGGGATGTTTATTGTCGTGGGCGCACTAACAATTAGATTTTCCATTTTTGCTAAAAATGTTTGTACTTCTGAATTGCTAACAAGGCTGATTGCTGTAGGTTCACGAATCTCAATAATCTTATTCGTTAAAAGTCCGGCGATTAATGCATCTTTGAGCGTTGTTACTGTTGAGCTTAGAAATTCTTTAATAGTGATGTATTGGTCACTTAAATAGAACTTACCGTCATTATTGCGGCGCACAAGAGCTTCTATATATGCGCGTAATGCATCATCTCTAGCTTGACTTAAATGATCAAAATACAAATCAGCAGCAATTCTTTCTAAAATCTCTTTTGTGATTTTTAGATCAGCAAGCCAATCAGTCACCCCAAGTTCTTGAAGTTTTAACCAAATATTATCAAAATCATTATTTACTGCATCTGGCTTAAAACTATTATTAAATGTTTGATATTCAGTAGTTCTTTCTGTCTTGGTGTTTCTTAAAATTCTTACCACGTAATTATTTAATGGTGCGACCAAAAAGACCACTGAATTATCTACAAGCGACCATGAGCCGTATAGCGAATCATCATTCACAGTTACCAATAAATCACTTTGTTTTTCACACAAAAAATTCAATGGAAATACAGTGGTAGTTCCATTAGCTATATATTCCTTGAACGGTATCTGTTCTGGCACTGACATTGGGCCACTCCTAATTAAAATCCAAAGTGGCTTCAAAAACGCCACTGTCTGGCCTCCAATTAGGTGACTCAATAGATTCTATTCCGTTGTGTATCTTACCTACGCGCTCAGGTGCGGATACAATTGCACCAGAAAGCGAGTCCAAATAGTCATCTGGTTGACTCGATATAGCTGGATTCCATTCACGCATCTGTTTTACTTGCGCCGTGTCCTCTGTCTCCCCACCTTCTTTCTCAACCCAAAGAACAGATACATGTGCCCACAACATGCCCGATAACAAAGGCGACTCGATACCCTCTAAAATTCGCTTATTCTTATTCTCTGTGCTGTGTTTTTCTTCTACCACACATCTAATACGGCGTTTCTTCAATGCTCCTTTCAGCGAATCAGGCGCAAAGCCGCCGATCCCGTTTGTCTCGATAACAACTTTTGGTAGTTTAAATTCTTCGATAATGTCGCAAAGCTGCCAAACTTGACCACCTACAATCTCCCCACCTTCATTGGTAACTGTTACAGGGCCAGTAAGCGGAATTGCTCTATGCCAGTACTTATTGCCATATTCATCATGGAAAATAAGCGCCGTGGATGATATGTCGGATTTGAGCTTGCCTGAAGATGGGTCCCATCGGAACGATGCGCCTACAAGTCGGCGGTCGCCAAGAGTTAAAACATATTCTTTGTTTGCTCGTTTCAGCACTGGTTCACAGTCATAAGGGATAATTTTGTCAGGGTCTAAACGCACATCCCCAACAGGTTTAGCATGCATTTGATACTGTGAATCCCATTCATTTAGGGTTTTACACTCTCCGCGCCTAAACTCCATTTCCTCTTTTGTGAAACGTTCAGACCAAATACCTTCTGAATAAAAGTCTGTGATGTAGTGATCTTCAAGCAACGTAACTTGCCATTGATCACCAATCTTTTTACATAAATAATGGACGCCTTTTTCAAGGTACTTGGATCCAATTCCAATTCCGCAAAATGAATGAATCGGTTCAAAATCTAAATTAACAATTTGACCAGCTACACCGTTCTCTATGCGGCGCTCATGCTCAAACATTTTTAAAATAAACTTAACCACACCCCTTTCTTTTTTGATTTTTTCATAAAGGGAGTCGTATGTATGAGGTGTACCAATCCATAGCTTTCTGCCACCCGGTATTGCAATGTGTGTTTGTTCGCTAAGCTTCTTCGGAAGCTTCTCGCGTTGCTCTGGATTTGATGTTGTTTGCGGTGTCTCTACATCGTCGTTTTCAATAAGGTGTGCACGGTGGCCTGTTACACCCGACAAGATGCCTTTCGCCAACATTGTGCCGTAACGCACGTCCTTTGTTCCATTTACAAACCAGCGCTCAACCTCTCCTTGTTTGATCGCAACTGCATGGTTATTTGCACACAATGGATGACGAAGCAAAACATCACGGGTTCCTTTACTGCTTTTGTATGCATCTGCATCGGTTGTGCCTTGATGTAAGATTTGAGTACTAGGCCAGCAATAAATCACCCAAGCATTAAACACATCCAGAATTGTGGATTTAGAATGTCCACGCGGCATCATGAGCAATGCTGTGCGCCCATTCAAATAGAATTTCTCTAGGAAGATACAAACTTGAACGTGAAAGCCTGGTACTTTCCAGCCTTGCAGTTCTGCCCAAAGAATAAAAAATGCTAAAAAGCTTATCTTTGGTTTAGTCATTAACTGTATTTAGCTGCCAGTTTCGCGGCTTCTTCTTCGGCCTTTCTAATTAAATTCTGTTCGTGTTTTTCTTGGGTTTCTGGTGTAGCGCTGATTGGTAAAGTCTTACCCTCCTTGATTGCGATAATGCGCTCAAGTGCTGCCATTACAGCGGCTTGGTCTTTCACAATCTTGTACATAAACCCTTTATCGCCACGCTCTACTTTACTTTCTGTGCCGATTTTTAAGGCTACGCCTGCGGTTCCAATCATGTCGTCCGCTATTTTTTCGGATAGTTTCTTAATTCGTTCCGCTTGATCATCACGCATAAAAAAGCCCTCGCATAATTTTTAATAATGCAAAGGCTTAGGTATTGGTGGGTTGAGTGTTATTTATTATTGAACAACCCTTTCAAAATCTGGCGCTTGGATATCGTCAATATCATCTCCCCACCATTGGGTGCGCCCTTGTTGTCGTTGTGCTTTTCTTAAAAGTTTCTCTCTGTAACCCGGTGCGATACTATCTTGGATTTCGTCAAAGAATAACTTGTTTACAGCGGCTTTTGTGTACCATAAATTTTGTGCTGGAACTTTATTCTTAATCACCTTGAAAGCTTCGTTTGCTGCATTTGTGTCTTTACCGTCATACCACTGATTTAGATTTCCCACAGTCAAGCCTAAGGCGGTTTGTGCATCACCGCCAGCTGGGCCAGTCAGAAAATTAGCCACACCTTTTCCAGTTGGGTCTACACCAGCCGCAACAATATCCCCTAGAACCGACAAGCCACCACCTTGTACAACTGAGCGAGTAAAAAACTTAGTCGTGTTGCTTTGGTTGTCACTATCCCACATAACTTGAGGATCATTACCATTTGCCAATTCTTTGAGCTGTACAACCAAAGCACCGAGGATTGTAGTCATAAAGAATAACGACATTCCATAGGCCGCTTTTCCTTTCAGCCCATCTTGTGCCATTGTACGGCTACCATGACGCATAAGGAACGCCGCTGGGAATGACTTAAATTGAGTCATTGAACGCCAGATTTCTCCCATTGCTGTACCTTTCTTTGTACCAGCTGTAAGCCATGTGCGTTCTCGCAACCCAGCTTCAACAACTGCCATGCCTTGTTCATCTAAAATGTGGGTCTGGAACTGTGTTGCCACTTCGTCACGCACTTTTTTAGGATCACCAAAAGCAACCAGCTTGCTATCTGGTATTTCATAAATTGATCTGGCTGACATAAGCTTGTTTCCTTTCGGATCAACCACTGGAACAGCAAGACGCATCACCTCCCATGCACGTTCGCTTAACCCTGTGGCTTCCATGACCTCCCGATCTCGAATATCTAAATCATTCCATGCTTTTGATCGGCTAAGCTCGCCATATTTGGACATTAAAATTTTAGAAAAACCCGTTTTTGATGCAGCAGTTAAAGCATTCAAAAGTGAAATTCTCATGACTTGAGCTGCTATGCCATTTGAAACCTTAGCTATTTTTTCTGATTTTCCGTAAACCGAAGTCAGTCCATCGTCAGACCAGCGGTTAATAGAGCCCAGCATTTCTTCAGTTGCTAAACCTAAGCTTCGTGCTAGCTCTCTATCTTCTTTATTTTTCGGGTTAAATTGTGTGACCAACTCGCCAAAGGTTTTCCAGTATGAAATGCCATGCACTGAAGCCGTTTTAGCAATCATTGCTTGATCTGTAATAGAAGTTATAGTTGTGCCGCCAAGCATAGCTGCCACATTGATAGAGCGATATGCAAGCCCGAGATTTGCTAGCACTTGAGATTGCGGTGTATTGCCATTGGCAAACTCATCAAACATCATTGCAGCACGTTTTAAACTCTTATCAGCATCACTTGCCAAAATTCCGTTAGCTGTGTCTTTGTGCTTTGCTGCATCAGAAAGCACTTTCATAGCCATTCTAGGGTTACTTCCCAGCGATTCGACCATGGCAATGTCTTTTGACATTGATGTGATATGCGCCTCAATTAAGTCTGTAAATTGCATACCGCCATATTTGCCTTGATAGTCCATCCATGTGTCAGCATCTTTAAAATGCAAAACACGGCTTTCACTATGTTTGTTAGTTGTTTTTGATGTGCCTTGATGTGAAGCCTTTCCAACTTGGGTTTTATTAGCGCCGTCAGTAACAATCGTATCAAAGGCATAATTTAATAAATCTCTCACTTGATCATCTGTATAGAGCGAACCATCCTCATTGACGTACTTGTTACGATCAATACTTTGGGTTGCATCATCCACCCATTGTTGCTTCCCTGCTACCGCCATTTTTTCAGCGCTATGAGTTTGCGGAATCCCCCAATCATCTAGCTTTCCAATGTCGCCGCCGTTGCGATTGAACCGTTGACGCATTCCTTCAAAAACATCACCCATCTTGTCAGATATTTTTTTCGCAAGAGCATCACCAGAACTTTGACCAAAACGCTCTTGCACAACGTTACGCACTAAATTTTGATCTACAAATAACCCCAAACCGCCTTTAACATTTGTGAAAAAATCAACTAACTCACCACGGTAAATTGCTGCTATTGATCTGGCCTTAGAGCTTACAGATTGAACGCCAGACATATCGCCGTGTGCTGCAACCATACGGTCTACAACCTCACTTGCTGATAATGTCGGGTGATCTAGTGCAGCAATATTTTTATTCTGAGTTAGAACATCACTCACGGCTATTTCTTTCTTGCGTTGCAGCTGGGCCTTTATATCAATGGCAACTTGCGCGGCTGCTTCACGTAGTTTTTCAGCATCACTTAAATTGTGCCAACGTGCCCGATCTTTACGCGCAATATTCTTTTTAGCTTCAATCACGCGCTGTTCAATATTGCGGATTTCTTGCTGGTTTAATGTTGCTTTGCCTAATGCCTGCGCTACCGCTTGAATGCATTGCTGTTTCATTCATTATTCTCCAAACTGTAATGCACAGCTAATTGCCGCTTGTGTTGCTGTATTGTCTAACTCGGCTTGTCTTGCTTCCATTTCCAGTTCCGACACAAGCTGATGTAATGGGATTTCTGTTTCTACTTCCACGCCTTCTTCAGTAATGCGCTTTACGGGAACCATTTGATTAGGGTTATCGTTCAGCACATTCATAAAAGCTATATCATCTGGTGTGTCTCCAAATAAAGAGCCTTGGCGCGGATCACCCATTGCGTCCACTTCATCAATTTTATTCTTGATGTAATCATTAATCGCTTTCGAGCTTCTATTGTTCTGGTCGAATACTTGTAAAAACTCTCTTGCACCTGGTGATAAACCATCATCAATTAACTGACCTTGGCTTAGGTAATCATCAACACGCAAGCCATTTGCTTTTAAATCACTAAGCTTTTGTGCTGCTTGAGCTAGGTCCTTTGCAATTGTATTTGCATGGCGACCACCTTGATTCACCAAGCTTGCCAGTTGCGACAAACGGGGTGCAGAACGTAAAAGCGCGTTCAGTACAGTTTTTCCCTCTTCGCCAATATTCTCAGATAGTCGAGCAACTAGATTTGAGTCACCGTACGCTTGGCTGGTGAGTGCTGTCTCAATGCGATTCTTGCCTTCTTGGGATAGTCTACCTTCAGGCGTAATTGCTGCACCACGCTCCGACTGTGGCAACTGGTCCACGAAAGCACGTACATAATCCATGCTCCCATCAAGGTTGATATTGCCGTCAGAATTTAGGCGCAATAAGCCTGCATCTGGCAAGCGACTTACATCACTTTTTGCGCGCTCAGAAGCGCTCATTTGCGCCACATCACTTTCATTTGCAAGCCTTGCGAAGCTTGCACGATCTACATCACTTAGCCGCGTACGGACTAAAACAGGATTATTAATTCCTGAAATATCCCATTCTCGAGTATTCGCAAAATCATTCACATAGCGGCGGTATACTTCAGCTTTACCATCTGCATAAGCTTTATTTAAAGCAAGTGTACGACCATTGCCAGACTCTACAACGTTGTCTAGTCCAACGATTGGCGCACCATCCGAAAGCCTTGGAGATTCACCCAACCAATCTGGTCTTAAATCATCAGCCATACTTTCAATCTGTTGGCGTGATGCTTCGCGTGTTCTGTCGCGTGGTTGTAGTTCGGCTGGATATCGGGGATTGACAGCATAAAGCGCATCATTAGAGGTAATAAGGTCATTTAAATCTTTAATCTCATAAGTAAAATCATAGCTTGAACCATCCGTTCCAGTAGCAGTTGTTCTATTTTCACCGCCGTATTTTGAACTTACTGTATTCCATTTTCTGCGCCATTTATCCACGGCCTGTTCAACGGTCATCCCTGCCATGCCGTTATTGTTTACAATGTCTGCGGCATTTTTTTTATCGTACTGGCTAACAATGTCTATCAGCTTGGCTTTAGGATCAGCACTCAAAACCTTTACTGCACCAGCTGGTCCAAGTAGATGACCAAGGTATTGCTCATGTGCGACAGGTGCACGACCTAACTGTTGTTTAATATAGCCGTTGGCCTGTTTGATGTGCTTTAAACCTATTCGGATTTGCTCATCAATATTATTCTTATCACCACCACCTAGACTTTTCCAAGTCCCATCAAGTGGCTGGAATAAACCATAAGCACTTGACAACCTCTTACCATTTTTACCAATAGGGGGCTGTGCAGTGTGGCTAAAGTTACTTTCTAATTGTGCGATTGTGAGCGCTACAACTGGGTCTACACCATCGGCTTGAGCTTTACGTGCAATTGTTTTTGCATTACTTGGAAGAGCTGAGGTTTCAAAATCAACTGTACGCTGTCTTGGTGTGCCTGCTGGATTGTTAGGCACATTAACAGGCTGGCCCATTTGAACTTGCTGAGTTGCAATATCAAGATTCTGGATGTGTTGATTTTGTTGTATTGGATCAGCTGTGTGTACTGGCGAAACGGAATTATCGAAATCCATCTCATTGCGGACCAAGGTTTCATTTATCACATCCGAACGTGCTTCTGGATCATTCGAAATTCTTTGCACTTCTGCATTAATATCTTCTGATAATTTGCTGTTACGGTATTGAATACCCCTTGCAGCGCCAAACATAACTGAGTTAAGAATCAAGTCTGTTAGTACTGTTTCCTTGGTTACTTCAAATTGCTTAGCCTCTTTTTCATAGCCCGCATCTTTCAGCACTTCGCCGCTTGTAAATTGCATACCAGCAAGCAAACCCGTAGCCCCACCGATAGACAGCACACCATCTTTTACAATACCGCCAGCCCCTTTAAAACCATAGCTTAGAGGTAATGCGGTTGCCACTGCATCACCAACTGCATTTACGCCAGCAACTTGCAAAGCCGTGTAGCTATCCACCCCATCGCGGCGCTGTTTGTTGTATTGATAGTTACCCGTCGAACCACCTGTGAGTACTGCCGCACCACCGACACCGCCAGCGATACCACCAGCCACACCGCGCCATAGGTAATCACCAAGCGCTACGCCAATATTTCCTACAAGCCCTGTATTCTCCTTGTTTTCCAATGCTTCAATGGACTGGAACACAAGTTCATCACGCTGCTGTACAGCCTTTTGTCGATAGTCAGAGAACGACGGCAAATCATTGCCTTGTGCGTAATCTACTGCATAGCTAACCGCATCCCCTGCAAAATCCAGCGGCTTAGCGAGTGTATCTGCGACTTTGATAAAGCCAACACCAGCACCACGAATTGGAGAATCCGCCGCACCAGCGAATAAACCAACCTCTTTCTGTTGTTGTGTCGGTTTGCCTGTAATGCCTTTATTTCGCAGCTCTTCAATAGATTGCTGCTCATCATCTGAAAAAGTATCTAACCAGCTCATTATTTGGTTACCCCTGCAAATTTGATACGCCATACAGCGTTATTTGAGATCAGTGGTTTTTCTTGAAGATCGACAAGGTCATATTGAATCTCACCTGTCTGTTGGTTTGGATTCTTAGTTTGCTTTAAGCGTAATTGTTTTAGATAAGCAACCTTTAACCCTGTTTGCTGCGCGATTGTTGCGTAGCCTTTTTCAAGCCGCGCCTCAAAAGCTTGATCTGTCATGCCGTATGGCTTGGTAACTTTCCATGCTTGATATTTACCTCTCATGTAGTTGTCAAAGCTGCCATCTTGGTCATAAATCCCCCCAGTTGTAAAACCAAGTGCAAACTTGGTGATTTCGCTGTTTGGCACATCATCGGCCTTAGCATGAGATGCACCGCGAGCAAACATGGTGTCTGCGTAGACAGCTTTAAAAACTTCGTAAGCATCATTTGCGCTTGTTCCCGTAATTGTCTGCCCAACATAATCATTAAATGCAGCCCTCAAGTCGGCTTCTTTCGGCATTGTGAATTGCTTATTTTTTAATAACTGTGTTCCTGAAATAATTGAAGTAGCGAGCTCACGCCCTTCAGTAGAACGAAAGTCATTAAGGCGCGCCGTGCCTGCTTTTACATAATTTAATGAGCCACCGCCAAGCTGCTTTAAAGTCTCTTGCCAGATTTGCTTACCACCAGTGATGCCCTTGGCTTGGCCTAAAAGATTGCTAATAAAATTAAGCTTCTGGTCTGCACTGGATTTATCAAAATCCTCAATTGCTTGTGGTAGTTGATCAGTAGAAATCGGCTTGATTGCAATGTTTGCATCATCCTTTTTCATTGCTAGCTGATATGTCCCGACTGTGACCAGATTCTTTGCTAAGCCTTGTGGATTCACCTTAATTAAACTTGTATTAATTTCGGGTAATTGAATGCCATTTTCAGCCAAGATTTGACTTGGGTTATCCTTGGCTAATTTTATTTTTTCGTCATAAATTGATTGATAGACATTCAAGACTTTTTCTTCGCGTACTGGATCAGCTGATGAGGTGTTTTTTAATAACGCCTTTTGATCATTGAGCATTTTTAATTGCTCAGTTGTGCTTAACTTTGAAAACTTTTGAAAGTTTCCAGAATGACCAACATAGAAATCGAAATCAGCTTGGTTCGCTGTGCCACTAACCGCCGTACGAACATTATCTACAAAAGAAGGATCAAGGTTTCGACCAGTTAAAACCGCTTGTTTAAAGTCTGTGAATACCTTGTTCGACTCAGTAACGCGCTTGTTCTCTTCAATCTGTTGGCGGCTTTGCAGTGTGTGAATCTTGCTTGAGATTGACGCCTTATAATCTTGAGCTTGACCACCACTTAGATAGCCGTATGCACCCTTATCTAAGTCAGTTGTTAATGCGTTTAAATCTTCGATATTGTTAGAGTTGATTGCTGATGTAATACGGCCCTCAATATCAATTTTATTAGACTCTGTACGCAGCTTTTGCATATATTGCGACTTATCAGCTTCGGAGATAGGCGCATTATCCAGATAAGTTTTAAAGTATGTTTCGCGCTCTTGTGTAGGCAGTCGTGTAGAAATGCCAAAGGCTCTATCGACCAGCTCTACACCTTTTTGCTCATCTGCTTTTAATTGCAGTGGGAAGAATGCACCGCGCTGGTTGTTTACTGATTGCGCCCAATAGTTTTTTAATTGCGGCTTGGCATGTTGCGGCAACCCCTCCTCAAGTTGAGAATAACGCTCATTAGACCATGTTGTTAAATCCTGATTGGCTTGCTCTGCTGATAATGCACCGTTGCCAACTTGGTTTTTAAGATCAGTAACCTTGTTGCTAAAGTCAGTGGTTAGTACATCATCAAGCTGAAGCTTTGCGCTGTTTTCTTCTTGGGCGCGTTCTTTTTGCCAGACTTGTTGCTGTCTACCCATGATTGCAGAAAACACGCCCATAGCGGCATTATCTGGACGATATCCACCCGGATTAGCTGCATCACCTACTCTTTGAGTTGTTCCAGTCATTACGCCTTGGCTAACAGGTATCTTCATTATTTCCATCCCTTTTTAGCTAGACCCTTTAACGGCCCTAAATCACTGAAAGTACGATCAAGAGAATCACTTGCTTCTGCTCGCATTTGACTTGCTGCATAGTTTGCCTGTGATTTGGTGATATAAGCATTTGCGGCTGAATCACCTGCAATCTGATCCTGAATAGCAGCGGCACTGCCTACATCCACATTTACGCCATTTTCTGCGGCTGCTGCTCGCGCACTGCTTTGCATCTTCTGCCCTTGGTTTAAAATGCTTTGTGCTTCAACACGGCCTTGCGCCTCAGTTGTTTCGGCTTGATTACGAAGTGTTGTAGCGTTATTAATTGTGTTTTTAGCGCCATCAACTTTCTCTTTAATTGCCTGAATTAATGCCATCCACCACATATTTAGAACTCCATAGCAAAGCAAAAGCCAGTGCGTGTAAATCCTTGGCTTTCGTAGAGTTTAGAAACTTCGATAGAGCTAATTCCTGTTGTAGTACCAGCATGAATTGCATCTACTTCTTTTGATTGTGCCCAGCTCTTAAAATGATTGATCAACTCGGCGCCAGCTTTGGTATTGCGATACTCAGGAAGTACATACAAACAAAGTTCATAAGCTATTTTCTTTGCACTAAACCACTCGACACCTATAGTTGAAACCATTGTTCCAATTGGTCTTTGATGTGAATTGGTCGCAAGAAATACAGACTTATTACTAATGATTAGCTCGCCTAAAAATGAACGAGTTGATGTACTATCAAATTGATTAAAATTAGGCGCTTCTTTGACAATGCGCTCGCCAAAATCAACAAGCGCATCAAGATCATTTAACGTTGCTTCTCTGACAAGCATATCTATTTCTCATTGATTGAAATCCGTGATGAAATAGCTTGCACATAGAAAGGTAGTGGTTTGTCGTGTGTTATCTTAATTTTGAAGTTATAAACCTCTTCCCAGCCCTTTAGCGTGATTTCAGCATGCCCTGTGAATGGTCTGTTTTGAAATACAGATTGATCAAAGTTTTTGTATTGCAAAGCCTCTGCCGGCTGATCGCAGTTAGTTACAAAACCGCCTAAGCTTTTATATAAAAATACATAAACACTATTCACCTGAAGCTTGTCATGCAGAACGTTGGCTGGCGCTTGTGCTAAGTTTGGTGGAAATAATTCCGCTCTGCTTTCGAACTGGTTTCCTAAATGCACTAGTTGATTTAATTCTGTACCCAGCTTAACAGTGGTCCCATTTACGGTGACTTCTGTATAAAAATATCCATCTGCATTACTGAAACTTGCAATCGGTGATGATAGCAATGCGATATTTTCAACTGTTGCGGTATTACCGGAATACATAACATCAAGCTCGCAATCGCTCAATGCCTCCTCTGAATGCTCTTCAAGAATATTAAAACCGTTACGTTCCACCAGCATGAAACACTGATCATCACCTAAATTTGTTGGCATAGAGCAAACAGAAATTACTCGCCCCCCAAAATCGTGGTGTGACCATGCAGCCATTGACTGTGCTTTGTTGTAGGTTAAAGCCGCCACTTTTCCACTATTCAACACACACCAAATAATAGAATCTGGCGTTTGCTGGTATGTTATTTCGGCAAAACCACCATGATCTTTGGCAATATGAGGCGCAATCGCCGTTAGATCGTCAGAAATCAATCCGTCCGTAGTATAGTCGTATGACATAGCTCTTAATCGACTTCCACCGCGCTGGACATACAAAACCTCATTACCAACACGGCAAGGTCGCACATCTGGGTGACAACCATAAGCTGTCTGTTCATCAATTTGTGCTGTGCTTGGAGTGAATGCACCTGTAGAAGTAACAAGGAACTCTGCGCCGCCAGTAAGGACGGCAACGCCGCCACGCTGAACAAGGAATAAAATGTTGTCTGATTGCGCTGAAGATGAAGCCATACTTACAGCATCCGCATCATCCGAAGTTGTTAGAAAGTTCCCATCATCTGCAATGGCTGAGAACCATATTAGGTTTGGTGATGTGTCCGTATTAGCAAATACTAAACGCTGCTTAAAAAATGTGACTGTGCGCGGATATCCCTTTTCGTCAGAAAATGCACCAGATGAAATATGCCAAGACTTGGCAATAGCTTGAATTGCACTTGTAAGCTTTACCATGACAATGCCACGGGCCACAGATGCACTATCAATTGATTCAATTTGAACCTGTCCCCCATTGATCGTGACAATAGAATCAATATCCTCGACGGTGAAGATATTAGCGGCTGATCCTGTTACCTCTTCCCAAAATGTTGAACCCACATCACTTGGGATATTCCCTTTTGTCTCAGTCAAAGCTTTATAAGTCTTTACACCATGAATCACGCGGTCATTAGTGACGTATGTTGTCTCTGCATCCCATGTCGGATATGACGCGGCTGTGAGCGTTACGGTTGCCCCAACATCTACACCAGAAGGTGTAAGCGCTACATTTGGATAGCGCCCCTCATCATCTAGCGGCGCGATATTGAAAACAAATTTAGTGAATTGCCAGCTATCAAAAACCTTTGAAGTGACGAGTCGATAAACTGGTGTATCACCTTGCACAAAGAACATGCGGTAGCGTGTGTGTGCCACTTGCACTTCTTTTACCTTATCTGTTGTGTCGTATGGCGTATCAAACTCGGCCTCAACACGATGTACTCTTGGATTGTAAATCCACATTTTCCCAATACCCAATAATATTAGAAATGGATTTTTAGATTTTGGTATGAATGGGATTAGTCGAATTGCTTCCGTGATAATTCGAAATTTAGTGCCAGGTCTTTTTTTAAATCCACCTTCAATTAATGGCACAACATTAAACAACTCTTTAGCGCCGTTGCTGTACTGTTGAATGTCTGTGCGTGTTGAAAGCAAAGGGCTAAGCTCGCCAGCACTGAAGTTATTTTTTAAAGTGAATTGTTTCATTAGTAGCGCGCTCCTAATAAAACAGAATCTTCAATTTGCATTGATTCACTTTGTGTTTCTTGTGCGCTGATCCGTCTTGCTTCTTCCAAGCGTCTAGTTAAGAGTGATAGTGCTGTTTGTCCTGCTGCATCGCTTCCAGTGATCGGCTTACATAGTTTAGATGCAAGCTGCAATTCCATGCACTCAACAAGCATAGAATCCCAAGTGTCCTCGTTATTGTTATCAAAGATGTAAATCAGATTAATCACATCGGCATCAGCCAAAATTTCCCGACCTTCTACCTCGAACCGCTGACACCCAGCATCAAACAAGCGTATAAAGTCGCTAGGCAACGGGAAAGCATGTTTATAGCCGAATGATGGATGTGTACTTAACGGCGCTAATCGTGCGCGTTTCTTGGCACACGACCACGGATATTGACGTAATAAAGCTTTTCGCTGTGACTCATAGAAATTTCGGCAGTATTCTGCCTCTTTTGTAGCATCATCAAAAGAGTGTATTGACCGAGCACCAATCATTCCAAGTGCCGCATTGCAGATATTAACCTTTGTATTACTCATAAAAAAACCTCAACCATTTTTCGCTATCGTGGTTGAGGTTTGGTATTGCTTGGTTAGGTATTAAACAATGAAGTCGATGCCGACTACTTTCTTCTCATTGGCACGACCTGCACCATAAGAAGCAATACCGCCGATTTGCTTGACGTTCTTTTTATCTGGACGTACAGCAATATCAAAGTTACTGATTGGCACACGGGCAAAATGCACAGCTTTTTGAGCAAAAGCGAAAGTGGTTTGTGTTGTCACCGCAGGCGAACCAGCTGTTACAGATTTAAGGTCTTCGTATGGAAGCCATAAGAATCCAGCCCATTTCTTTGCAACATCACCATCCTGAATTGCTTGAATGGTGTCCTTATCCCATTTAGTAAGCTCATCATCGGTTAGAATTTGTTCTAAAATTTCAGCGTTATACATCATGTATAAAATATCTGAATCCGCATGATTCGCACGAAACAGTTTACGCGCACGTACGATTTTTGCCTTGTTCATAGGTGCAGCTGAAGCACCAATTAATTGTGCAGCTGGTAATGGTGTTGGAGTGTAAGTTTCACCATCTGCCGTTTTACGGTTAATTGCAGCACCAAAAGCATTATAAATAGTGCGGTCACGTTGACGCATTTCAGCCGCTAAACATGCTTGCATGTATTCGCTGGTTGGATTCGCTGCAAGCTTTGGCTCGTCTCGTGGCTCAATTGGAACGAATAAATCATAATCCGCCATGAGTGCTAATCGAGTACCAGCTTCTGGTACAGACCAAACAGTATTGCCAAAGCGATCCCCTGAAGGCTGCATCTCAACTGTTCCAAGATCGTTAATGGTGAATGATGAACCTTGAATCGGCCCACGATCATGTACACCAACCTGTAGAACAGATTTCTTTTGTTGACATTGAACTTCGAACGCATCATGAAACTCGCGCTTAAACGCCGCCGTGATCATTCCACCGTTTGTCGCCATATCTTGAGGCATGTTTTATTCCCCTTATTCCTGATATTTTTTCGCGTAAAAATTGCTGACTTTTGAGGTGACAGTCTTGTGATCTGGATGATCTGAGTTGCTGTACGCCTCGCTTGCCATCAATTGTTCGATGGACTCACCACTGTTTGGTTGTGTGTTTGATGATGGCGGCGCATCTTCGTGAAGTTGAGCGCCAAAGAATGCGGCCAATTTAATAAACTGCTCGTTTGAACCTATGCGCGGATCATCTAATTGCTCTTGTGTGATGCCTGCCGCCAACGCTGCTTTTTTTGCATGACCAACATTTTCGGCAAACTTATCACCCCACTCTTTTTGTAGATTCCCTGTGGTTTCTGCTGAGTGGGTCTCAAATAGCTTTTCTACCTGACCGGTGATCTTGTCCATTTGGGTGCCAATCAAAAACTCCATTTGTTTCGGATTAATGCCCAGCTCATGCGCTGCTTTTAAAAAATCACCACTTTCAGCTTTGAAGTTTTCAAAATCAAAGCCTTCACGCTCCATTTTGTAATCATCAACATTAAACGGTGTTGGTGTGGTTGGTGGTGGTTGATCTGCTGGCGGTGTTGTTGGTGGCACATCACTACCGCCGCCCAAGGTTGTGGTGTCAGCTGGTGGAGTGGCAGGCGGTGTATCTGATGCTGGTGGTGTCGGGGTATCTTGTTCGATTGACATAAAAAAGCCTCCTAAGGTTTGGAGGCTAGTTTCGTGCGCTGCTTATTATGGTTCGTCGTGTGTTTCTGGTTCTAAGGCTCTGGAAAGCTGCATGCATATAAAATCAGGCACCGACTTACGACCAGCTCTAAAGCACTGTTCTCGGTCTGCTTCTGTGCCTCCTTTAACATACGTTCCACCGCCAAAGCGTTCAACAAGATCATTCAAAACACTTCGCCCAATGTGTGAGGCTTCAAACAGTGCATGATAGTCCAGTGGTGTGGGTTTGCTTTTAAGGCGCTTAGAAATGCGAAATACTCCCATTTCCGCTTCATTATCTGGACTATTTGATTGCGATTGACGTAATGACCAGTTTTCAGACTTCAAGATTTCATTTAAATCATGCTGCTGACCAAGTTTTGTATATGTACGCCACCAGCCGCAGGCCATTGCAATAATCAAAGCAATCAAAATTGGAGTTAAATAAATCACGATGGTCTTTGCTCCTCTATCATGGATTGACCTACTCCCTTGGCAACCTCTTTACCTAAATTGTCTGTAAAACTAGCCTCTTGCGCCTGATCCATTTGCTGTTGCTGTGCTTGAGCTTTTGCATTGCGAACAGCCTCAATTTGCTTCTTGGTGCGCAATACTTCAGCTGGTACGCCCAAGCTAGAGGCTGTTACCTGTGCAATTGCATCAGGATCAATGTTGTCTAGCATTTCTGGATATGTTTGCGCGTATGTTTGTAATGCTGTCATAAAACGCTCAATTGCGCTTACATCCTCCAATTGCTGTGAACGCGCCAACGGCGAAACAAACTTAAATGAAAGATTGCTACCCTGTAGCTCTTCTGGTGGCTCACCTAATACACCTTCACGATAAGCAAGGCCGAAACAACGCTCAAGCAATGGAATTAAAAATTCAGCTTGCCAACGACCATACAGTGGCCCTAATTGCTGACGGATTAAATCAACACGGACATGCACCTCTGTAGCGGTCATTGCTGGACCATCGGCTGGCTGTAACTGATCAGCCATTAATGCTTTACGGATATTGGTTTGCAGATAAGTAATCATATATTCAGCTACTTGGAAGTTTGTTCCGTCATCCAGCCGCTTAATATCCTCAACATTATCAACCGCAATGATCTTGCGCGGCCCTAGTCGAAGGGTTCGCACATTCATTACACCGCTATCTTTAGCCGCCCACATACCACCAATTGCAAGCTCACCAGACTGGATTACCAATTCTTGTAATTTATTGAGCTGCTTGGCATCAGGTAAAGCAATAGACATTTGACCATTGCCATATACAGAATTTGGAATTTTTCTATAGCGTGGACATGCACAAGGGAACTCGTTATAACCTGAATTGCGCACAATCTTTTTAGACTGGGTTTCAATATGCACAGACTCAAAAGGCATTTGCTTTGGGTGTAGTGGTCGATTGTCTTTAGGCTCTTTATAACCTTCACGCGGCTGAATAACCCAAAGGATTGTAAACTTTCGATCTGGTTCATCTTGAGAAGCTCTTAGAACTTCAGCACTAACATTATTCTCGCCATATTCAGCAACGATAGCCGCAGCGCTTAACTCATATTCACGATAAATTGTATCTACAATTTGATCTTGTCGAGTCGAAGCGATATAACATTCTCCAATAGGCCATGATTGAAACGTAAAACCACCACCCTCTTTTCTGTCTATATCGGTGTATAGCACAGCCCAACCAGCAACAACGCCGTCTAGCACACTATCATGCGCCTCATTGTCGAAGTTTGAACCGTGAATATTACGCCAGATAAATTTACAAGCTTGGTCTAACCACTTTTCACCTTCAGTAATTTCAGATAAATCATCAATACCATCCGGCACGGCGCGAAACCATAAAGAGTTTGCAGGCGTAGTTCCAGAAATTAAAGAGGCTACAAGCTGCTGAATAGACCAGCTTGCAGTTGAGTCTAACAAAGCGGCTCGCTCAGTTCTGCGTGTACTATCCACTGTCTCGCCGCTAAATGATTGCTGGCGCTCAGGTGCACCAAATTTATAGCACTCACGCCAATGGGGTTCGTGCACAGCTCGACAAGATTTAAGTTGACCAAGCCGCTTAACTAATTGCGCCGCTTTATCCACATTAACCCCCTAAAGTTGTTTTAGTTTGAGTTGGTGTGTTTTCTTGGCTGGAAAGAACAGTTGATGCTTTGCGTTTGTTACGTGCTGCAATAGCTTCATTACTTGCCTGTGCACTCTCGTCACTAGCTTTTTTTTGCTCTGCTTCAGCGTCATAAGGCTTGGTTGTGTTCTGCCCTGTATCAAAGCCAAAAAGCTTAGCTGTATTTCGAATAAATCCACCTCCACACATGGTTTATCCCTCCACCCAAACGTGGCCTTTGCCCTCGATAAATTTAAAGCGACCTTTCTTTGGTTTTGCTGCAACTGGTGTACTAAGTGAACCAGTTGCAATCAATTCTTCAATGCGGTGAAGTGATTCAAGAATTGCCGGAATGATTAAGGCTAGGTCAATGGGCTCGCCATCTAACGGCGGCTCTTCGACTTGCTGAACTTGTTCGGCTGCTAATGGCTGCTCTACAACTTCGCTTTGTTGTGATTCAGGTGATGCATCAACATCCACAACAACTTCTGATATTGATGCTTCAGGTTGAACTTGTTCGGCTGTTTTACCGGGTGTTTGTACTTGACGACGTGTATTAGACATTAAAAAAGCCCTCACTGGTTTGTAAGGGCTAGTTTGTGATTCTAGTTATTATGTTTGGTTGTGTGATTGCTTGATGGGTTGAATGTCTAAATCATATTTATTAACTTTCTGCCAATATGGGTAAACCTTAGATTGTACAAACCTTTCCTCACCTTTATCTAAAATGTAAAAAAGCACTCCTCCTAGAAATATGTATCCTGTTGATTCGATTGGAGCATGCTTTATAATTTCATCAACATTCATTTTGTTTTACTCAAATATATTGGAACAAGTGACTTTCTGAATGATGAAAAAACATCATCTGACTTAGTGTGTGCGCATACAAAATAATCACGAAAATATCGCTTATTATTCAAGTCGGTATATGCGGTCTGCTTGTGGTAGGTGATAAATCTCATTCTAGGAATAAGCAATATATGATCACGCGCATATTGACTTCTATGACGATCAGCATCAAATCGATTAGATTTACACACGACTAAATCACCATCGCGTGGTCCACCTACAACCTCGGTTGCAATCGCAATAATATTCATTGTCTCTCCTTCACAACCTTATCCGCTGCCTGTGCAACTTTGTATTTCACATAATTATCATATGTGCACTGCGCCATACCAAATAAACAAAACACTGGAAGAATTAAAACTATACACCATTCTTTGATATTCATTCCCCACCACCCTTGAGCGCTTGCTCTAACTTCTCGTACACACGTGGCATCGCCTTATCTAGATCATTCATTTCGAAATGTTCTTTAACAAAGCGAAGATTCATTTCGAGAAATTCCACCTGCTTTTGCAGCTCCTCCACCTCGGTCTGGCGGTGTTGCCAGCCGTAGTAACAGGAGTTCACATAGTCTTGATCTGAGAGAGATTGAAAATCCGTTGCATGCGTCCAATAAAAACCATTCTCTTGTAATTCCAAGTTTGAACGTTTAATTCTCTCAGCAACTACTGGCACATTTTCAAAATTAATCATTGTTGATCACCTTACAATTGTGGCTAATGTGGTTTTCTATGTGACTGTCGTCACCGAGATCGTTATCAATACGGTGGCCTGCCGCGATTTCTTCGTTGGTAGCCAATCTGAATAACTTCTTATCCCAGACATATCCTCGTATATCTTTGTATTTACCTAGGCCAGTAACAGAAAGATTTGTATCCCATCCTGCAAAATCAACAACAAAGATTCGACTATCTTCACCTTCAATTAAAACAACCTTATCCCCGACCTTAAACATGCTCACCTCCATAAATGGATTCGTAGTCTGCGATGGCTTTTTCCAGATACTTGTAGTGCTTGCCCATCTTCACTACGGCCTTCGCATCTTCTAAACCACCAAATGAGTTGACCTTATCGACGCTCTCAACGAGGCGCTTGAGGTCTTCCAACCAGATTTGATCTTCATACAAATCCAAATCCATGCCTCTATCCATGCTCTCCCATTCAGATAAGTCAAAGTCATAGAGGCGGCTTGGGCTACTGAAGTATGTTTTAGTGATACCAACGTAAATTTCTGCACCTTCAGGCGCACCATCAACAACTTCCCTTGCTTGCTCAACACCGTGCTGCTGAATGAATTTGATCGCGTTCATTGGCTTTGCTCCTCAAATCTGACAAAACATGCAAAGTTGGGCTTCGTTATTTCTTTGAGAAGCGCCTTTGCTTGTGAAAACTGATTTACCTATTTTCTTTTCAACTTCACGAACTTTCTTGAGTTGTGATTGTCCAAATGAATCGAATTGAAATGCCTTTTCTTTTGATTTATCTCCACCAGCTAAGCAAGGGAAGCAACCAACACGATCAAAGCCATGCGAATAAAGCGGATTAACTTTGTTGCCAAGGAATTCGAAAACGTCTTTTTCTGACCAGTTGATAATTGGCAATCGCATCATCACACCAAGTTTTTCTAAATACTTTGGGTATTTGCTTGGCATGATTTCATGTGGTGCATACAGCTCACCATCTATCTTGCTGCCATAACGCTTCTCACGATGCTGGCTTTCTGCTGAGCGCAACCCGTACCAAACCTCAAAGCCGCAACCTTGCTGCTCAGCCAATTGCTTGTAAAACTCTTTACCCACATTGATCTTGAGATAGTTCGTACAGAAATTAACGTTGTCACTTGGGAATCGTCCCCATTTCATGCATTGATCAAGAACATTGCCATCGTTACGAGTGATGATTTCAACCTCATACAGATCACGCATGTTTTCTATATGCTCATAAGTCATTGGATGCTCGAACTGTGTGTCGCAGAACAAGCCAATCACATTCTCTTTACCAAAGTGCTCAATCGCTAAAGCAAGACAGGTCTGTGAATCTTTCCCACCTGACACTGGGACAACACATTTCACAATATTCATCGCCCTTCTCCGTCATGCTTGGTCACGCTTGTACGTCTGTTGCGGCCTTTCTCAGCCAAGCCAAGGTATAAGCCGTGCGCCTTTTCTGTTTGTGCCGTTAAGATGCCTGCGCCATATTCAGCGTTTAATCTCAAAATATCTTCATAAGACATTTCAGCTTCAAGTTGCTCTGTCACATCATCCAGAATTGAATCGAAAATCGAAGTGCTAAAATCACGTTCTGCGAGTGTTTTTTCCGCCGTGTTGCGCTCATGGATGGCTTTAACGTCATAACGGTAAGTGAGATGCTCACCGATGCGCGGAACACGTTCTAAACCAGTTTGATCGCGCCAAAGAGAAATCAAATGTTCACCGTTTTCAAAGAATGGGCGTGTGCCAGTTGCCCACGCTGAAACCGTTGAAGCACACTTGAGGTCCAGAACGTGCGCTATACGTAAATGCGACCACTTCAAGTTGCGTAAATCTAAGATCATTCTTGGGAAGTCTGGCTTTTTGTAATTCATTTTTTCTTTAAGAAAATCCTTAGCTTGCGTTCTGGCTTCAACAAAACACGTGCGCGCGCGCGAAGAGTTAGACCAGACTAGATAATCAATATGCATATTCACCCTCTCATACCTCACTCACGGTTAGTTTTAATAATCCGCCTTTGATGATTTCTCCGCGTTTTACAACGAGTACATCGAACTGCTCGTCATCCACACAAAAATCACATTTCACTAGACTGTCGATAGTTGCCTTCAGATAGTTGTCTATGTCACGGCGTTGTTTGTTTTGAAAATGGAAAGTAACTTCAAGTTTTAGTCTTGCTCTTGTTTGAAGTGCTGGAACGACTACACGAACAAGATCATGAAAATCACGCGCTTTGTTCGATAAGCGACAAGCTCGCCCTGATCTTTCCCAGTAGTGATTTACTGACGGCGGTATCATTCCGATTTCACAATTCAAAAGCTGTTTTAAATCACTTTCATAAAACGCTCTTATTTCGTCTGTATGCGCTGTATTTAATATTTCAGCTACATCGGTATGGTTTTTCTCTTTTCGTTTCGTCACGGCTGTTTTATCTCGGTTCTCGCGATTGTTTTGATGGTGCTTGAGCTGTTGTTCTGTCCATCTCATATTTTTATGCTCCTAACTCATGTAGTTTTTTCAAAAAGTTTTGATCTGCTTTGCCAACGTATGGAAACCATTTTTTAAAAGGCTTGTTGTAGTGAAACCATGTGCCGTTGTGTTTCATCCAAAACGTACCGTCATTTTCGATGTGTGTGCTTCCTTCTGGTCTCATGCCAAGCCCTCCAAGTTGCCAACGAATCCAACATCACGAAGGTATGAAGCCCAATGTTTTAGGCTTTCTGGATCACGAAGTTTTGTAGCGATACGGGATTCGAAGCTTTTCTGTGATTCGCCTGTGTTGGCGTAGGTACAAGCAAAGTCACTCAACGAGCAAAGTTTTTTGCTGAACATGTCGATTTGAGAATCACTAAAATTTTTTGAAGGTGTTCTGGTTCTACGGTTTTGGCTTTTAGCCTTCGGCTTGTTGGAAAGATTTTGAATTCTGTAAATCCAGTAATTCATCCAGCCTTGCGCCGTTGTTGGTTCCCGACCTGTTGACCATTGGGCGAAGTTTTTTAATTCTTCGATAATCGATTCATCGGTGAGTTCAGGTTTTTGGGTTTTAGCCTGTTCCGAGAAATCCGATTTGATCATGTACACGTTTGCCAGTTCTCGAAGTGAGTAACGTGTGTTGTCGTTTTGCTGGTACTGAACCGAGTTGCTAAACATTTCCGATTCTGGGTTATCCACAGCAGATTTATTTTTTTTAATATCTATAAAATTCTTATTATCTATTGTGAGTTCACTTACGACACTAGTTTCGGTTCCCTTAGTGAACCGATCTTGGTTTCCTTTGTGAACTAGTTCCCCTAGTGAACTAGTTCCATTAGTGAACCGATCTATCAAGGAAATCTCATTCAAACGATAAGATTTCATGCCCTGTTTTCCGCTGGAAATCGTGGTAATAACACCCAAATTCAGAAGCTCTTTTAGTCCAGCAGATACAGTTTTTCGCCCCATCTGGCGCGAACCTTTCAACTCACCTCCTTGTAGTTGCGTGTAGCTAACAAAATCAGATTCTTTGTTATGACCGTTAATTCGCATTTCTAATTCAGCGTAAACGTTACGTGCAGCATCGCTTAGGAACGGCCACACCTCCTTTCTGTACAATCGGCTAGACATTACATAGCCATTATCAAACTTCTCGCTATACATGCTCTTTCCAGCCTCTTGCGTGGGCTGCGGATCAGTTTGTTTTGGAAACTGGATTACTTTCGCTGCATTCATTTCTTCACAGCCTCCGCAATACGTGTTAAATTCTGCATCTCAAATCTCGTTTACATATCTGTGTGAACGGCGAGAAAGTCCATCTGTTCGAGCAGTTGGACTTTTTTTGTGCCTGTTGTTTTTCTTGGGGTTATGTCAATAAATGGCTGGGGTGATGCCAGCTCAAATGAATCTCTTGTATCTGTGGTAAGAGCGAATGCGTTTTGGAGAGAATTAATCATCTCTTCAACTTCTCGAATTTCTCTCATGCAGCAAGAACGAACCAATTCAGAAAGACTTAAATTGCGTGATAGCGCTATGGCTTCAAGCTTCCGCTTTTCTTCATCTGGACATTTATGCGTAATGCTTGCGATTAGTTTTTCAGACATATGTGCCACCATCACACACGCAATTCAGGCCAAATTTCCCGATATGAATCTGGAAAAAGGTCTTTTCTTGTGCATATCCCCCTGTCTTCAGCAATCACGGCTAAACGAATCTTTCTGTAAATTGGTATTGCCTTCCAGCCACTCACGGAAGGAGGTTCAATTCCGAGAAGCTTGGCAACTGCACCAGTTCCGCCCAGCGAATTAATAAGCTGATCATCAGTCATTTTTTAAAGTCCTCCTTATAACCTACCCAATTATTAGGCATTCCTTATTTTTAATCAATAGGAATACCTAATTTTATTTATGTTAGGATTTCCTAATGAAAACACTTGCAGAAAGACTTAAATACGCAATGGAGATAATCCCACCTAAAAAGGTGAAAGGCGTAGAACTTGCCCGTGCCGTTGGAGTTAAACCCCCATCGGTAAGCGACTGGCTATCTGGAAAATCTAAAACAATGGAAGGGCCAAACCTAATTAGGGCAGCTAAGTTCCTGAAGGTGAATTCTACTTGGTTAGGAACAGGCGCAGGCTCTCCTACTGATTTAGAAAAAGAAACTGAATTCAAAAATGCAGAATTCATGCACTTGGAATTAAGGAAGATACCTATATTTGATCATGTACAAGCAGGGTTGTTTAACAATATTAATTATGACGGTTTAATCCCCCTGAGTTATTCATATACAGACTATATTGGGTCTGATCCGTTATTAATCTTCGGCTTAATTCTTGAGGGGTTGAGCATGTCACCAGACTTTTTGCCTGGTGATAAAATTATTGTTGATGGCGCTTTATCGCCTAAGCCGGGCAGCTTTGTTGTTGCTCAAAATGGTAATAACGAAGCCACATTTAAAAAATATAGAGTCACTGGATATGATGAACATGGTAGAGAGGAATTTGAGTTAGTTCCTTTAAATCCTGACTTTCCAGTTATTTCATCTAAAGACCATATGATTACTATTATTGGTGTAATGGTCCGCCACATGAGAGATTATAAATATTAGTTCGGATACCATCATGAAAATAGCTTTGTATTTGATTTTAATTATTTTTATTTTAGTGGTGATCACGGTTAGTGTGATCATCATAAGAAAATTTCTTCTTCTAAAAGCAGCAAAAAATGGCAAGCCTCTAAATTTTAAAAATGCTGTGGAATTAATGCAATTTATTAGGTTGTATTTTGACTGCAAAAAACAAAGTTATGTTGCTTTATATGGTTTTGTTGAATTTGTGGTTCTGGATGATGCTACTGCTAGAATGGGCCTAGAAGAAGAGCCTCACCTATCAGTTGATGTGCATTTAATCTCAGACAAAGGGCATGAAAAAATTACAGCCATCTGCTTGAACACTGATGCAAACCTAAAAAGGGGGGATTTTGTTGCCGTTCTTCCAGTTTATAATGAAAGACACAACATTTGGGCTTTTACATTAGTCTCAAAACTAAAACCCCTGTTCTTAGGTGGTGATAATGGATTTCTAATAGAAGAGAAATACATATAGAGCTTAATAGTGTTCACCTAATTTTTAAACTCCCATGTGGGAGTTTTTTATTGGATAACAAAAAAATATTAGGAATACCTATTGATTAATTTATTAGGTATGCCTAATATTACCTCGTAAACATAAAAAAAGCACACCGACTCTCTTAACTTCCGATGTGCTTCTATACAACGAGGCAATTATGAAACAGAAATCTATTCAGAGTCAAACGACTCGCCCATGTTGCACCCAGCCTACTGCAAAGGATACGCAAATTCCGTTGTGGGAGCACTTTGTAGCTAATCTCATCGACACTTTGAAACTAGGTGCATTTCTCGGCACTGGTCTAGTGCTTTGGTATCTCTTCACTTTCTTTATTCACAGCATTTTCTGGGGGAATTAATCGTGGCCAAATCTAAGAAAAAAGTAGTTGAGCAAACTCCTGTAGCTACTCCAGTAGAAACCATCACAACATACAAGGGCTTCAATCAGGATTTTACTTGCCGTGGCTTCCAGTACGAAATCGGTAAAACCTACACCCATGATGGCGCTGTGAAAGCTTGTGGTTCTGGCTTCCATGCATGTGAACATCCTTTAGATGTATTGGGTTATTACCCACCAAGCCAAAGCCGTTATGCGGTTGTGGAACAGTCAGGCGACCTTAGCCGTGAAGATGGTGGGGATACTAAAGTGGCTAGTCGTTCAATTTCCTTGAAATTTGAAATTAGTATTGCTGATCTGGTTAAGTTTGCGATTGATTATACATTTAATAAATGTACTCCAATCGATCCTAAATCCCCTGCCTTTAGTGGTGCTGAGCGTGGTGCAGCTTCGGCAACTGGTTACAAAGGTGCAGCTTCGGCAACTGGTAACTAC